TTGACTCAAACTGGGTTGACCTCGCAATCTGGGATCAGGCTGGCTATAACTCACTGCAGCAAAGCGGCACGCAATCTGTGTACATCGCGTCAGGTGGATTTTTCGGATTCCGCATCCTGAGCACTGACTCGTGCTGCGGCGCAGGATTTCTTCAAGTCAATAACACCACGTGGGTCGTTGGACCCGCGCCAACCCCTGAGCCCTCGGTAGAGCCTAGCCCTACCCCAAGCCCGGAGCCAACCAATGAACCATCACCATCTCCAAGCCCTACTCCAACGCCTGAGCCAACGCCTCAGCCCACACCAGAACCAACCCCTACCCCCGAGCCCACCCCGTCTCCAACACCTGAGCCGACTCCAGTACCTGAAACACCTGAGCCCGTATCTCCTGATCCCAGCCCTCTACCTACTCCTGGGCCCACAGAGACCCCTGTAGAACCGTCCCCAGAGCCCTCAGAAGCCCCGATTTCCCCGAACCCTAGTCAGACACCAGATCCAGTAGAACCGAGCCCCAGCGTGGCTCCTAGCCCTATTCCAGAGCCATCTGTAGACCCAAGTGAGGAGCCATCCCCTGAACCAACCCCTGAGCCTGCTCCAGAGAATCCGGTGGAAGCTATTGGAGAGGCGGCTGAGGCGGTCGGAGAGGCGGTTGGCGCGGCTGCAGAGGCAGTTGGAGAGGCTGTTGGGGCGGCTGCGGAAGCGGTCGGAGAAGCAGTAGGCGAAGCCCTTGCCCCGCTTGCCAATTTGGGTAATGATGTTACCGAAGAGGAGCGCGAGGAAGCTGCTCCGACAATCGTCGCTGCCGTGATCATGTCGCAGGTTGCCCAGAACGCTGTGGCTGCTGCGGCTCGCGCTGCAAGTACACCACCTTCTGGTGGAACGTCTGGTGGCGGTGGCGGTGGCGGGTCATCTGATAAGCGAACTAGCGGCGGGCGCTCTCATCGCCGCAATAGATAAGGAGTTTTATGGACGCACTTAAGGATATCTATCTAGCCGTCTGGTGGACGGTAAGCGCATGGCCAAAGAAGGTCAAGAAGCGCCTGTCTGGAATCGGCGAAGCCGTTAGGGACCTCTTGCCAAAAGTAATCAATGAGCTTGTGTCACAGTCGTGGACGGTCTTCGGACTGCTCGTTGGTTGGATTGTTCTCCCAGATGGCGATACCCGCAACTTCGTTGGGGTTGTCCTTCTCTGGCTCTGCATCGCCTGGCTTGTGACGATGCCGCTGCGCATCTCGCGCGAGGACTGATCAGCCGATAACGACGTCGGTGTTCTGAGGGATCTTCTCCTGCCATGCCCAGCCTGATCCCTTGTAGACGATCTTTGGCGATGAAAAGTTCATGCGCATCTCAGCCTTGCACTTCTCGCAAAAGACTTTTGCGTCATCAGACATAGGGCGTACAACCTCAGTCGTGAGGTCGCATGGATCACACTTGAAATCGTAGGCTGGCATATGTCCAGTATAACAAAAGACCCGCCCCGAAGGGCGGGTCTTTTGATTACCTGCTAGGTATTACGCCTTATCGTCTTCGTCTGGGTAGACTTCGTTTGCAAGGCTGCCAGCGTACTCGTCGGCAATCCCGTCGCCGTCGGTATCAATAGCGCTGCCCTGAATGTGCGCGGTGCTCTCTCGGGCTTCCTTTTCCTCAGCCTTCACAGCCTTTGCCTTTCCGACGCCGAACTTGGCATCTTCAGGGTTCAAAGCGCGGACGACAACCTGCAAGCAGGCAGCCAGACCGGCTGAAAGGATCATGCGGAAATCGCCGCCACTGATATCGAGCAGCGGGATGCCGAGGCCAAGCGCTACTGCAATGCTGGTTGCCAAGAAGGCGCGACCCGCCTCAAGGAGCATTTCGTCAATGCCCGTGTTGTTGGCAATCCACTTAAGTCCGTTGATGATTGAAGCCATGGTTTCTCCTTACTTCTTTGCTGTGATGATTATAACATGCTGGTGCGGCTTGCCCATGTGCTGCTTGCTTACCCGCTTGGAGTCAGCAATCTGCTGCAACTGCGCTTCCGTCACGATGACGCCAAACTGCTCCTTGCCCTTTCCGGAACGGGTTGGGCACGCCCACTGCCATCCAAGCTCTGGGTCATAGGCGGCAGCAGTCATGTGGCCGTAGCCAGCCTTGATGTGGCTGTTGTCCTTCTTTGACCAATAGGCAGCCCACTTGCTGTGCCAGTTTGACACCTGCAGTCCTTCTGGGTAGCCAATCGGCTGCTGAACCCAGACGATGAGACCTGCGCCAGCCTTTGCAGAATTGACAACATCTTCCCATGACTTTGCAAAACGAGCCTCTGCACCAAGAACCCTGGCTGACTTAATCAGATCCCCGAGAGAGGAGCCGTTGTCCGACACGCCCTGCTTGTCCTTATGCCCCGTTGCCTTCTCCTTGGCGGCAATGCCGTCAGCGGCAGAGAAGTCCTTGGTGTACTTGAATGCCCACGAAACAGCCGCAGCCACGCTGGACGGGCCGCAGTCATCAAGAATGCCGCCCTTTTCCTCGTGGTCAAGCTGGGACTTGACCTTGAAATAGAGTCCCATTGGAACCTCCGTGCTATGTGGATTGATACGGATATTTTACCTGTTACAGGAGCGGGAGTCTTAAGCCTCTAGTTCTGCGGCCCTTGCGTTTGCTGGAATTAGCCTTGCAACCAATAAGCCATCAAGAGGTTCGGGCTGTACCTCCATTGCGCCGTCTTCAATAAGGGATTGCACAATAGAAAGTTCAGTTGCCTCAGAAGAAAGAAAGAACCATCCATCTGGGGCGGTAGAAACAGACTCGGCGCTAATGGTCGTTGCAACTTTATCCTGTGACTCGTTATAGACAACGCAGGTATTATCCTCTTGAAAAACAGCAAATGAGCCTGCTTCGGTGTAGTGCATGAAAGATGTCTTCACTTTATCTCCAGACTTTCTATTTATTCTCTAGTTCAAACACTTTGGATTCAAGGGATTTTACTCTGAGGATCAAATCCTTTATCACAGCGCCCTCTACGGATCTCATGTAATCCCAGAAAACACCACGAGACATCGCGCCGCCATGATCTTCCCACAGTATCGCATCTGGCAAAATGCCTTCAACTTCATCCGCAATTAGACCGTACTGAACATTATCTCCAAATTTATAATCAGAACCTGCCGCCTTAACTCCATCGTGGTCCCACTTAAACTTAACCCAATTAAGTTCAGCGTATTTGTCGGTTAAAGTTGGCAGCGGTTCAATTTCCTTTTTCCAAGAACGTTCGGATACTCCGCTTGCAGTGCCCTTGCGAAGAAATGCTGCGGCGGTTCCACTTGCTGACCATGAAGCAAAAACCACCCCGCCCGTTGTGCCGGCAGTAAATTCTGATCCACCAATTGACCCTTGGGAAAGTTTTGAGGTAGTTACCTCCCCGGTTCCAATCTTGCTTGAAGTAACAGCCCCAGCAGCAATTTTTTCCTGGGTTACAGCAAGGTTAATAATTGCTGCTGTCCCAATAGCATCATCGTTAACCTTCCCATAGGTTACAGCGTTTGTACCAATTTTTCCAGAAGTTACAGCATCGTTAGCAATTTTTGCAGTAGTGACATTAACATCAGCAATTTTGGCGGTAGTTACCGCTAGCGCGTCAATTTTTACTGTTGTAACCGCAGATGAACCAAGCTCAGTTTCGGTTACCGCACCAGTTGCAATTTCAGAACTTCCAACCGCAGCAGCCGCAATTTGAGCTGAGGTTACTGCATCTGTAGCAATTTTTGCCGTTGTAACTGCGCTATCCGCAAGCTTTGCAGTAGTAATAGACCCGTCTGCAACTGTTCCGCCAAGCCCAGATGTTGCGCTTATGTTTCCGTTAATTGTTACATCGCCATAGAATGTCCAATTTCTACCAGAAGACATCCTTGCTCCAACCTGAAAAAAGTTTGTGGATGTATTCGTATGACCAATATCAAGCCTATTTCCATCAGGGACGGCAATGTCTCCCTCGTCAGAGTTTCCCTGGAGGGTGACGGCTGGTTTTCCCTCTGGGTTAAATTTTGCGCCGTAGGCAGTAAGATCGCCAGAGGAATTGACGATAAAGTTTCCGTTTATGTTGAGCTGGCCGCCGGTTATATTCACGTTGCTTGCGGTAACGGCTCCAAGGCTGGTAACTCCGAACACCCCGCCATTGAGACTTATTGAACCGCCAGTAATTGAAAGGTCGCTTGCAGAAACGGCTCCAGCAGTTGAGACCGTAAATGCCCCATTGTTAATTTCTCGAGACGTGAGTGTGCCCGTCGTGATGTTGCCGGCATCTAGGTTCGTGACTGCGACGTTGGCGGCGTTCAGGGTTCCCGTCGTGATCTTGTCAGCAGAAATTACAACCAAGCCGTCGGAGGTGACGTCAATTGCGTCCACCGATGCCCGAGTCCAATAGTTGTCCCACGCTCCTGGTGATGGATGCTTTCCGTTGCGGTACAGCTTTCCGTCTGCCTCGGAGTAAACAATTTGCCCAACTGGGAACTGGACGAGGGAAAATGCATCCCCAAGGACTCGGTTGGTTCCAGTGTCATCAACAAATGCACCGCTTACCTGCCACCCGTTCGCTGTCCCACCAGTAAGGCTGAGAACATTGGTTCCAGTCTTTGTAATGGTAAACGTAGTAGATGATAGAACCGTAATAATATAGAACCCGCCGTTAACATCGGCGTTGTTTGCACCCGCGGCACCAGTAATGCCAACGACATAGCCAGTTGAAAAGCCATGTGCCGTTGAGGTTGTTACTGTTGCGGTCGTTGACGCGCCGCTAGCAATCCCAGAAACCGACTTGGCAACACCATTCCCTGGGTAAGTCACGCTGTTTACAATCTTTGGGACATTGATCCCAAGGCCGTTATAAGCGTCAGAAAAATCTGTTTCCCCAGACGCTGTTGGGGTCAAGGTTTCGGTTTCAGCAGAATACTCAGTAAGGCGCCAGAGACGTCAACGGCGGCAACCTTGTAGATATACCCCGTTGATGCCGCAACTGTCGTGTCAGTAAACGATGGCACGGCTGTGTCTGGTGCAAGTGGGTTTTGTGCGGTGAGGATCGCCTCTCCGGTGCTTGCCTTTACCCAATTACTTCCAGCATCTCCACTTCGCAGAACAACGAATCCACCAAACGACGCGCTGCTAATGACGCTCTGTGGGTACTCCCATGAGATGTCAACCTTTTCAACACCAGCGTCACCAGAAGGCGAGGCAGGCGTGACAATTCCGCCTTCAGTTGGATAGCCTGGGTATGGGCTTGGCGGCGGTGAGAAGTACGCAGCGTCACCAGTGATCTCCTTGAGCCTTCGCTCAACAAGGTACATGGTGGATCGCTGGAACGACATGTCGCCACCCAGTTGCACCCGATAGAACACCTCCTGACCAATGAGGTATCCGACCTGTCGGCGGACAACAAGGGCTTCTGCAATTCCAAGCTCATTCCAGATGAATGGAATCACGTCCCCAACGTTCAGTGGTCCAGAGATGTGTTCAAACTCAAACGAGCGCAGGGAGATGCCTCGCTCCTTGAAGTACTGCTGCGCAGTGAGCATTGCGGTCGTTTCGTCTGTTGCATCAAGTTCAACGATTGAGGCTTCAATCCTCTTTCCGCCAGCAGACCAAACGCCCTGCACGAAGTCATAGGTGTTGCGGTATGCGGTGACCTGCCTTGCCCCGGTAAGCGGATCTTCTACTGTGTATGGAGCGTAGACATAGATTCTGTTTGACGCCTCGCCAGACTCCTCGGGGGCGCTTGGGTTCTCAAAGTCGCGAAGGTCAATGCTTCCGCTTGTCAGGTCGTTGTAGTAGGTCTCATCCTCTGCTACTCGATCACTAAAGCCAAAAGCTCCCGTGAGCTTGATCGCCTGGATGTCTGTGTAGTAGACGCTGTACGAGCTTGAGAATGAGTCGTGATGCAGCACTGGCGTCATCTGGGTTGCCGTTGCAGGAACCTCAATTAGACCGTAGTTTCGGCTCCACTCATTATTTGGGCTATCCACTTTGCATATATCGTATCCATGCGAGTTGCCGACTACCGTACCGCCAGAGTCATAGAACTTGACATGAAGATGTGCCCTGTTATAGTGCTCTGCTTTTTCTCGCCACGAGAAGAAATATCGTTCGCCAGCAGTGACTGCAATCCTGTTTGTGCTTGCAAGCTCTACGTCGTGATGGTCGTCGCCGACGTAGTAGGCGCTATTGCCGACGCCGTATGGGCCGGTGGCTCCAGTTGTGTCTATTGAGAACGACCCGACCGACCAACCAGAGGCTGCGGTGATTGCAATAGAGCCACCCGTGAGATTCAGCGCATTAGAAGTTGCTGCGGTAAACGTAAATGTCGTTGAGGAAGTGACAGTGATTGTGTAGGTGTTCCCATTTACGTCAGCCGCATTAGTGCCGGTGGCCCCAGAGACCGTGACCGAATACCCCGTGTAAAGACCGTGCGGGTAGGAGGTGGTTACCGTCTTCGTCGTTGACGCTGGGCTTGTAATCTTTGAGACACTAACAGTCTTGTTGGCATCAAAGAGACCATTGGTGATTAGGTCGCTCAGCGCCTTGCTCTTTACGTTTAGTGGGATCGTGAGGTTTCCGCCGCCATCAAGTGTTCCTGCGCCGAGGTAGAACACACCGTTTCCACGCTCCACCGCATACTGCAGGTTCCTTGCGAGGGTTCCGCCCTTCATTGGGGTTGGAGTGATTTCACCGGCGCAGGCCGCAGTTCCTGTCGCAGCACCAGAAGTGATCGTTCCACTGGTAATTGTCGTGTAGGTAAAGGTGTTGTCAGTTGGAACTGACGCAATAACAAATGACCCGTTCAGATCCGCGAAGCCAGTTGGTCCATTTGTCAGTGCGATGGTAACAACGCGATCTTGACCAAAGCCATGTGGTGCTGAAGTTGTAATGGTTGCTGTCGTGGCTGTGCGTGCCGCATTGCTAACCGCCCGAGTGATGTCTGGGTTGCGCGGGCTCCAGCGCCAGTCAGGATTCAGATCGGTAATATTTCCTGCAATGGTGGAAACGCGAGAGTCCAGCTGGGGCGCGTTTGCCGTAGTCATGAACCCCGGCACGCTGACCGCTCCAGTTACTGCAGCGCTGACGCTATCAGCAACATTGGAATACTGCTGGAATCTAAGCTTGTAGGTGCTTCCCTCTGACGCGATGCCAGTAATCTTGTGCACACCGTCGTAGGTATCGTCGCTAATGTTTACGACGATGGTGTCACCGATCTCAAGGTTTCGGCTATACGGGGCACCGACTGAGACTGAGCTGACGGTGATTGCCGCCAGGCCCGCAGTCCTTTCGGCAAAGCTCGGGGTAAACGTGTACGTGCCGCTAGTGATGGTCTGCTTGATGGTTGAGTTTGCAAGCGGCGTGAACTCAAGGGCAACCGCCTCATCAAGGAGCGCGGTATAGTCCACCGCGTCAATGGAACCAACGATGGCACCGCCATCTCGGTTCTCGGAAACCCGTGTGACGACTCCGCCCCAAAGGATGGTGTGCGGGCTCGTAGATACGTCGCGAATCTGGATCTCTGTCCTAGAAGGGATATCGAGATGGTAGAACTGATCGTCTAGGGCATTCTGGATCTGCGCGGCTTGTGTGGCTCCAGCATATGCAGCCCAGTTCGTGGTGCTGACGGGCATGATGCTGTAGATGTTTGCGCGCATTGTTGAGGCATTGCCCTGATCGTTCTGCTCCCACTCAAGGGAGTCAAACTCAACATGCTTGCTGAAGTCATAGAACGCTGTTTGGCTGGAGGCAGCAGGAAGCCGGGGCTGGATGTATACGCGAATTTCAGCCATTAGAGCCTCCCGCCCTCAGTCCTAAATTGGCTTGCCTGAACCCTTGAGATTTCCTGGGCAAGCTTCCTAATGTCATTATCGTTCCTAATTACAGGATTATTGACATTTATTGTAACATTGCTCCCACCATTACCTCCGCCGTTGCCGGAGAGCATTCCAAGCAGGCGGCTGGAGATACTGTTATTTAGGACGAGCCCACGGCTTTGCGGTAGGACAAGCTCTGGACCGCGCTCGCCGACAAGGCTTAGCCGGTTTTTTGCCATAATTCCGCCAGAGTGGAATCCTGGTATAACCATATCACCAGTTTCCTTGTCAAAATATCTTGGGAATAGTTTTGGATAGTGTGATGCAATTATGGCAAATTCATCTAAAATCTGATTGTATTTAGTCTGAAGTGGCGCAATTTCATTAATGGCTGCGAGGCCTTTAATTCCGGCCCTTACACCCTTAAGCTCATCACTCGCCACGCCCTTAGAAACCATAGTGCTTAGCATTGTGTTCAGCGTTGTTTCATAGTTTTTCTTCAGAGCTTTAACTTGATTTCCCGGGTCTGCTAGGGCTTCAACGGTAGCCGTTGCGCGAGCAACCAGCTGCATAAGGCGCAGAACTTCTTTATACTTTTTCATGATGTAACTAATCAAGACCTTAAACCCCTTGGTCTCAAGGTTTTTGATTAGATCCTCGGCAAAGGTAACATTCATATCAATGCCCTTCATGTTCGCGGCATCCATAACTGAGCGCATTGCAGAGTTCATTTCTGTGACCTTTGCGCCCATCATGTCAATAGTTATCCCAAAACGTTCCTCAAGCTTGCCTTGGAGCTCTTTAAGTTTGACTGCAATTTGGCTTTCTTTTTCTGCCCATGAAAGGTCTGGGTTCTCAAGAATCCATGCGATGTCTCGGTTGTAGTCCTCAAACATCCTAGTCATCTCATCAAGAATCAGCTCCTGACCCTTGCTGAACTCCTCAAGGCGCTCCTTGGTTGCCTCGGTTAGACGACCCCAATCTCGTGAGTTCGTTGCCTCATCAACAAGGTTTTCAAGGCCCTCAAAGCGAAGGTCGGAGATATCTTTCTCGTACTTCTGTTGCGCTTGGCGAAGTTGAATTGCGCGCTGCAGCGGGTCAATTGATTCATCATATTGCTGAAGCGTTGCAAGGCCGAGGTCATATTCAGCCTCAGCAAGTGCCTTGATTCGCTCCTGCTCTTTCCTTCGTTCCTTTTCAATCTTTAGGCGCTCATTAACCATCTTGAGGTTAACCTCGCCAGCGTTTAGTTCGTCCTCGGTTAGAGGAAGAATGGAATCAAGGATGTCCTTGTATTCATCAAATGACCTGCTAATTCCTTGCCTATTCTCAAAGGTTGTGAAGCTCATCTCCTGCTCAATCTCAAGCAGTTTTTCGTACTTAACCATTTCGCCTGAGTCTAGTGCGTATGGATTCTCAAAGTCAGGGTTAATAATGTCGTCAAGAACTTCCTCGGCAACCTTCTGAAGGATTTCAAGTGCATCAGCTACGCGCTGCTTTGCAATTGCCAGCAATCCATTATATTTCTTCAGGGCAGTATTTGCGGCATCCTGCTGGTTGATAAGAAGTTTTTGATAGTTAGTCAAATCCCTCATGCCGCTCTTGGCCTGCTCAATGACCCTTGGATAGCGAGACTCGCGCTCTGCTTGCCTAAAGTTGACCATGGAACGCTGGTTGAGGTCGTTTCTGATTAGTCCGTTTTGAACGGTTGATGACGCGTACTGTGAGTCCTTGTAGTAGCCAGAGCCATCAAGAACAGTCCCGCGCGTGTCGTAATAACGGCTCCTCACCCTATCCGCGTACCCAGGGTCGCCGGGCTTAAGCTCGCTGTTCCTTCTCTCGTCCTCTGCTTCGCCAGCTTTTCCAAGCAAAAATGCAATAAGGAGACCGATCGCGGCAATAATTGCAATAACGGCCAAAGCAACACCTGCGGTAGCCGCGGCAAGACCAACCCCTGCGGCAGCAACCGCGGCGACAGCACCCTGAAATGCAAGACCAATTAACGGAAGCGCAGCAATAAATGCACCAATCGCAACCAAAGCAGCTTTCAATGCGGCGATAAGTGTGGGCAGGACCATTGAGAGCACTGCAAAAGCCATTGTAATATCAAAAATTCCCTGCAGGGAGGCAGCCGCCTCAGGGCTAATTGCACCAGACTGAGCGGCGCCCTGAGTGGCCATGGTTCCAACCATTCCGACTGCCAGCGCCGCACCGGATAGCTTTTGCAGTCTAGACATACTTGCTGAGGCCGCTATTGCCGCGACATTAAATGCGCGCATCTGAACTGTTGCCCTAAAGAGGGCGCCTGTAAGAAGGGAGATTCCCCCTATTACCAACTTGCTTGCAAGGCTTACGCCAAGAAGGAATCCGATTACCCTAAGAACTGGCTCCATCTTGCTTAAGACGCTTAAAACTGTTCCAAGGACTTGTGCTACGGCAGAAATTGTTGGAGCTAGTGCCCTAAACGCTGCAGAAAGGCCAGCGATAATCCCTTGGCTAATGGTCAAGAGAACACTCATAAGCACCGGCAGGAATTCATCTCTAAAGATGCCAATCATTGGCTCAATGCTGGCAGCCATTTGTCTAAATGCCTGCCCAATGCCAAATAGGTTTTCGTTCACTGCCATTTTCAGCGCACCGAGGAGCGTTATGAGGAGCCCAATGCTAACCATGAATGGGTTCGCTGAAGCAAACTTGAATGCAACGCCAATTAGGGCGGCTGTTGCTACGATTGTTCTTGCAAAATCATTTTCAAGAAGTTTGATTATTTCTCTTACCCCGATGGCAAATGCGCCAAAGGTTCCCCCAACACCTCCGACGCTTGATCCGATGCTCGACATTGCATTAGCGAAGTCTTTGCCGATCCTTTTTCCAATGCTCATCAAAAGTGCGCCCATTGGCTTCAATTGCACAAGAATCTTTTCAACAACATCACTGAAAGCCAGCGCAGATGCGCGAACGCTTGGGTCTTGTAGGAAAAGGCTGAACTCGTAGGTTATATCCCTAATTGCGTTGTAGAGCGGCCTAAAAGAATCTGCCACAAGGCTCTGAGACATGTCGGCAACCGTGCTGAATGCTCCGGCAAATGTCTTGGATTGTGCCATCATTCCGCCGCCGAAGTCGCGCTCAAGGCCAGAAAGGATTGCTCGAGACGCTACCTCTCCAGAGATTTTTCCGCTAGTTGTAAGCCGGCGTACGGTCTCAATTGCGTTTGATTGCAGTTGACGATAAAGATTTTCTTGACCCTTGATAACCTTGTCTTGAGTACCCTTGCCGTCAGTTGTAATTTCTTTCATGAGTGCTTCGGCGATATACTTGTATCCACCGATACCCGCGTTTGCCAGCTGCATCATGTCGTTTTGGTAGACGCGACCAGCTTGCTTCATCTGACCGAGAGCGTAGGTAATTCTTCGGAAGGCGTCTGCCCCGCCGCCAAGGGCAGCAACGGCGTTACCTACGGCAACGATACCGCCAGAGAACTGATCTACTGATTCAGAATTTTCGTAAAGGATCTCCTGCATGTCAAACCCGAACGCTCGCATTCGGAGTGTTGACTCTTGGATTTCCGCGAACCTAAATGGCGTAACGTTTGCAAATTGGCGAATGGTTTCAATGACGCCCTCGGCTGCCTCCTTTGCGTTGTCATAACCCATTGCCATGAAGTCAATGCCGACTGCATTTTCTCCAACCAGCTCATTTGTTGCCTCTGCCTGCTTTCTTTGGTTGTCAAATAGAGTGGTAAACCCAACCGTTGCCTGCTCCAGCATTGAGTTAAACTGAACTACACCACCCTGAAGATGTCCAAATACTTGCTGCAGTTGTGAGGCGACGGCATGAATTGCCTGATACCCGAAGGCCATGCCAAGAACGTTTTTAATTTGACCAGTAATTGCGTCGCCTTCGCTCCTTACCTGGGAGATTGACCGTGCTGCTGCAGCGGCGGACTTGTCAATCTGACCATATGCGGACGACAACTGCTGCGGGGCCTTAGGGCTACCGGGACCACCAGAACCACCAGATCCGGCAGCATACTGAGACTTCGGGAATACGCTTGCCTCATTACGGCGCTCCATTCTGTGGAGTTGCGCATACTCCTTGGCAAATCCGCCCCTCATCTCCCGCATCATGCGAGTTGCAATTAGTTCTGGGGTTTGCGCCTTAGTCGGTCCCCGCCCCCCAGCTGGCCTAGCTGACTTTGCTAGCGCATTAAGCGCAGAGGATGCATTTTTTGCTGCCGACGCAAGACCCTCAAGCCCTGATGACACGCCACGGACGTTGGCGCTAGGGGCAGATGGTGTAACTTGTTTAGAGGCGGCTGCTTCGGCGGCTTTTCTCGCTTGCGCATCCTTGATTGAACGATACTCCGCCTCGTATGGTGCAAGCCGTTTTGCCTGGGCAGCAAGCTCAGCTTCGTTAAAGCGACCACCTGCCCTAATGCGCCGAGGTGTTAAATCCTTGCTGGTTGCGTCAGAAACCGATGTTGCTGCCCGCTTTGCGACCGCGATCCGTTCCCGTGCACCGGCCATCGCGACCTGTGTTTTCTGCGCTTCAGTTGCCTTGTCGGTGGCAACTGCTTTTCTTGCGGCCTCCTCACGTAGGCGCTGTTCTCGATTGAAGTTGGTCGTGAGAAGCGAACGCTCGGCGGAAAGCGACTCTGCTTTTCCAGAATATTCTGAGCTGGCGGAGATTGCTCTTGATCTGGCTTTGGCAAGATTCTCAATAAGACCACGGAACCCGTCAGCATTTTTTCCCGCAGCACGCAAGGACTTATCGTCAAGGCCGACGCTTTTTAGGATGTCTTGAGATAGACCAGTCTTTTTGACTGCCTCGCCAATTGCTGAGATGGCTGGGCTTAAAGCCTTTGCTTGATCCTTAGCATTACCAAGACCCTTGGCAGCTCCATATGAGGACTTGATAAGGTCCTGCATCTGAATTGGGATGTTTGCAAGACCGCGCATCTGCGATGCTTGGCGCTCTAGTCCACCGATCTGCTTGGTGAGGGCGGCAATGCGCTGGGCAGCGCTGTCACCGCCCTCAACCTGCAAGCCAATCTTTAGGTCAAATTTGGCCTGATCGTCAGCCATTCTTCAGCAACTCCGCCTTCGCTTCTGGTGCCCCAAACTGGGCCACCATTTGATCCATTGATTTCGTAGAGCCCATTCTTTGACCGGTTGCTCCAGACGAAGGCGACTTACTCTGGCGCTTCATCTCTGCGTCCCTCTTCTCTGCGTATGAGGCAAAGTCCGAGAGCTGGGGAAGCGTCAGTTGGAGAAATTGTTCTGGTGTGAAGCCGAATGCATCAGAATATGATGCAGAAAGTTCACCCCAGTTTATACTTCCCCAGTCGCCTCCTCTTTTCCCGACGAGACTTCGTCGGTTCCAAGCAAACCGCTTGCCTTTAGGACTTTTTGAACCTCTTCTTGCATGGTTTGGATGTTAAATCGTTCTCCAACCTGCTCAATAGAGATGCCAACTTCGCCCTTGCGAATAACAAGCCAAAGAATTTTTCTGATTACAGTGAATCGGCTGAGGTCCACTTTGTCCAGCGGTCCAAACTCCTCTTCAAGCTCAGCAAGGTCATTGAGGTTTAGGGCTTTGCCGCCCTTGAGCTCTACCAGATTTCCCATAACTCTCCCACTGCAGCCCGTGGCTGCTATTTACATCTATGCCCGACCAGACGACACATGTCGTGCTTTGGTGGGGGCGGGTACATTATACCCATATCTTTCCCCATTGTGAAGACTGGGGGATCTATGTGGGGCCGAGAGCCGAAGCCCCCGACCCCACAGATTAAAGCGCTAAGGCTTTAATTACGCCTCAATGAGGACGATGGTCGGCTCAGCCGTGCCACCAGTCGTCACGAGAAGCGACGTGTCCACAACCGCCATGAAGTCAACATCCTGAACGATGATGTCTTCTCGGGTGAACGGAATGTTCAGGCTCATCGTGTACGCCTTTGGCAAGTGGATCTTGACCGTCTTGGACGAGTCATCGGTCCGCTGGTGCGTAAAGCGCACGTAGAGTGGGCGTGGGAGACCGGCTCCTGCCGTGGTCGCCTGCCCCGAGCCGCCGTCAACGTCTGGATCAAACACGAACGAGCTTGGCTCGGCAGTGCTGATGAACGAAGCGGTTCCGTTGCTATTGAAGAAGTTCTTGAGCGAGTTTACGTTAAGCTCAACTTGACGCGCACGCGCCTCAACCTTACCACCGAAGTGTGCCTTCATGATAGGGAAGTTGTACTGACCGTAGAATTCGCGCTCCTGATAATTGATGTCAAACTCGACATCGCCGGCGATCTGTCCGATGGAGAATACCGCGGTGTATCCGCCCGACGCAGAAGTAAAGTACGCTGAGGTACCCTTCGCGCGGCCGCTCACCCAGTAAGCCACCTCTAGTACGCCTGATCCAAGCGTAAGCATTATTGTGCTCCTTGCGTTAAGATTTTATTAGGTTATATCGGATGATTCTCCGATATTCCTGTGCCTGATCGTCATACCCATCTGCCTCGTAAACCTTTTGACAGAGGTGCACTACGACCCCATTTGGACCCGAAAGCCGCTTTCGGTTAATCAACGTGTCCACCCTTGCCGAAATCGTATTAAGTTCAGTAGTACTGGTCCCACTGGAGATGAGAACGTCTACTGTTGGACGATCTATCGGAAGGCCAACATCCGCCGAGCCGCTAAGCACAGCTATCCGAATCGCCGGCAGATTACTCGAGCCGACATGGTAAATGGGGTACACCTTCTTATCCGTGTTTGAACCGGAGAGCAACGTCTGGAGCGTGGCATCCCCGCCCAACGCGGTAAAGAACGATTCGTACACACCAACCATGTCCATACTCTACGCGTATTTGTTAAGGGAGCCAATAGACCCGCGATCTACGCAGAAGCTCGTCATATAGACATTTTTCTTTGTTACGGTAACAATGCTGAACATGGCAGCAGCCAAAATTCCAGCCGATCTGCACGCCTCCCAAGAGGAGGCTGTCGCGCTTTCCTATTGGAGGGGTCACATGGACGCCAAAATGGACGACTTGACACGAAGGGTTAGCAGCATTGAGGGTAAGATTAATACCATCCACGAGGACGTCCAAAAGATCGTGCTAAGCCTTGAGAAAAGGGACGCTGCGGACGGGCAGGTCAAGGGCATCCTTCGCTGGATAGCGCCAGACTCTGCGGCGGCTATTGCCATTATCGTGGCGGCTATTGCTATTGCCCTGAGGTTCGTTCCCTAATCCACATTTCCACACTATCATTGTGGACACACAGCTGTTCTGTGTTGTATACTGCTATCCGTTGGGGCAACTAGCGCCTACCCCGTAGCCGGGCTAGGTCAGGGAGGTTAAATGACAAGCAGGGCAACCGCTCTTGCTGAACTGCAAAAGATGCAGTCGTTTAAACCGCGCGGGGCAAAGTGCACCGCGGGTCTTGTTTCAAGAATTCTTGGTGGCAAGGATCGGGAGGCGCTCATTGAGGCGCTTGGAGATCAAACCATTGACGCCAACACGATCAGCGTATGGCTTGATCGCAAGGGTCACAAGGTGAGGCGACACACTGTTGCCCGCCACCGACGAGGGGAGTGTGCCTGCAATGAGTGATCTAGATGAATTGAAAGCAATACAGTCAGAACGATCAGATGCAAAACGACCGAAAAGACAGCACCCAGAGGGCTGGGAGCCGGGAATCACATGGAACGGAAATGAGGGAACCGTTACGACAAGTGGTGGCCCGCTTGATCAGGCGGCGGATTGGTCAGCAGTACTTAAGGTGTGGGGTCTTGATCCCGACCACTTTGAAGTTGTTGAGCCAATCCTTTTTAATGTTTGGGGTAACCCAGAGGGCGTTCCAAATCGCCAATGGAAGGGCAAGGTCGTTCGCAAAAGCGTAGAGCGCGGCGTTGAACTTAATGATCTTATTGATGAAATAAAAAAGCATAAGCCCGGAAAAGTCACAACATTTGATGGCGACACGGCACTTGTCGTGGGAATCTCAGACCTGCAGATGGGCAAAGGTGAAGGGGGCGGCTCCGAGGGCATCGTCTCTAGATTCCTAGCCGGAATTAATGAGGTTGAGAATCGCTGGAAGGAGCTCGTGAAGACGGGCAGGAAGCTTGACAGGCTTGTGGTGCTTGGGCTTGGGGACCTCATTGAGTCCTGCGACGGCCACTACGCCATGCAGACCTTCCAGAACGATCTTGATCGGCGAGAGCAGGTTAAGGTCGTGCGACGACTTCTTGTCAAGGCACTAACCTCGTGGGCGAAGATTGCCCCGAGGGTTGTAGTCGCTTCGGTTCCGGGGAACCACGGAGAGAACCGACGCAATGGAAAGGCATACACAACATTCAGCGACAACGATGACGTTGCTGTGTTTGAGCAGGTTGCAGAGATCCTTGCTGCCAACCCAGATGTGTATGGGAATGTGACATTCATGTTCCCGCAGGACGAACTCACGCTAACGATGGATGTTCACGGGACAATCCTTGGGCTCGCCCACGGGCATCAAGCCCGACGGGGAGGCGCGGTATCAGCCGCAAAGATCAAGGCGTGGTGGAAGGATCAGGCGTATGGGATGCAGAGGGTTGCAGACGCAACCATTCTGGTGACAGGTCACTACCATCACCTCTCGGTCCTTACCGAGGGAATCAGGACGCACATTCAGGCACCATCTCTTGATGGTGGCTCTCAGTGGTTTACTGAGACGGCTGGCGTGAAGTCTGCGCCTGGGCTTTTGACTTTTACAATAAGTAAGATTGGCTGGGACGACCTTCGGGTCTTACCCTGCCTTAGCGAGAACGCTTAACGCTGTTCGCAACATGCTTCTGGAGGGCCTTGCCGTACATCGCGGCGAGGTCCTCCCCAAGCAGCTTTAGTGTTTTTTGCATCGTAAACCACTGGACCCCCTCCTCAAAGAATCCATAGAGGCTTTCTGGGTATTGGAAATACGGCTTTCCCGAGTATGGGTCAATTGGGTTTCCGCCATATTGAACGCGTATGCTTCCGTCTTTCGCGACTTCCTGCTGGTAGATGCTGTGCGGCGCATCAGGGGTCACGAGTGATTTTTGAAGTCTCCCAGTCTTTACCGGAGTGCCAAGACCAACCCCAAACTTTGAATTCCCACTCTTCCCGCGAGGTCTGGTTTTCCTGAAAATTTCAGCAAGGCTTGTGCCGTACTTCCTGTGATAAATAGCAGATCTGATCATTGAAAACCCTTGGGCCTGAACCTTCACAAGCGCCGCCCTAGACTGCTTATTGCTAACAGCCTTGGCAAGCGCACGAAGCGCGCTCATCGCTTCGTTGATTCCAGAAAGACCAGAGCGGCTTCCCCTGCCGATTGTCCTGTAGGCCATTAACGCTCAGCTCGTTTCGCCTTTACAATCAGGTGATGCTTCAGGCTTTCCTGCTCAATCCCTATAACTTCAAATTCATAGCCGTCAGCAACGAGCCGGTCGGTCATTGAGGGTCGGTCGGCACCAGTAAGGAATGGCAGCCAGAACCTGTAAACCTGAAACTCAACAGGACCAGTCTGAACGTTTAGCTCTGTCCCCTGCTGTTGCTGGTAATGACCCTTTTTAGTCCAAATGGTCGTGACGCTCACCGTTGGGGTGCCGTCTGCGGCGTGACCAGTCTGACCCTCTCTTTTTAGCGTGATGTTTGTAACGAATCCTGGCAGCGCCATTAGCGCACCGAGATAAACCGATAAGGATCAAGAATGGTGCAGGCTGCTGATGGCACCTGCAGGACACTTGCGCCGCTGGCTGGTTTATCTGAATACATTTCCATCTCCCCAACGCGAAGCCTGGAAAGACCGTTCAGCCCCTGCTTTGCGAGACTATCTCGAGCAATGAGGTCAACTGCGGTGAGGGCAACGGCATCCTTGATGTCGGTTGGCGTGTATTGGTGACCGTGGGTATATGTGATCTCGGCCACAGGCTCAATGAGCCCAAGGGCGACAATCGCTGGGAACAGCGAATACGTCACATTTGCCAGGCTTGTAATCTCAACATAGCCACGGTCTGGATTGATGTAAATATCATTGACGGTAAATGCCGCGTTCTGCTGGTTGCTAACATAGACCCTAAAGGCGGCAACGGAGACAATCGGCTTTTCTCGCGGATATACGCGGCGACTTTTCTGGTTCCAAACGTGTCGCTCGGTTGTTTGTCGGTATTGGAAGGAATAGCCGACGTATGCGTCAACAAGCCGAGAGGCTGTTCCGATGAATGAGTCCAGCGCCGCATCAGATAGGTCGGTCCCAGCGCCGTCCGTGAGGTCTCCGAGCTCGTAGTCGCGGAACTCCTCCGCCGTGAGGTACCCAAGCGTCTTGCCCCTGACAGTGGAGTAGGACCCAGCGGCACTCGTGCTGCTATTGATTAGGCGGTAGGTGTGGAAATAGCCCTCTGCAGCGCCTTCGTCGTCATACTGGTACTTACTTACTGTCGGCACAAGCGTAACGACCTGACCAAGGCTTGACCACGTGCCAGTCCTTGAGTCGGCGTCCGCCTTGGTGCTTGCCCTACCGATCTCAATCTTGTTATAAGATGCGATCTGGGTGGCGATGTCTGGTACTGGAATTGTGACTCGGATCATGTGCTGATTGTCCTCCTAACGGTCTTTTTAGTCTACCCCTATTTGATCTACGGCTGTGATACAATCTCACCCAAGGAGGACCTATGGGAAAGAAAGCACGAGAGAACAGGGAGCGCCAAATCGCCGAGCAGAAGGCTGAGGGCGGGCAGGACTTGCCTAAAGTCTACGTGTCAACCCCATCCCTTGACGGCAATATGTCGTGGGGCTATACAAAGAGCGTCCTTGACATTCAGCGAGCATGCTCTAAGTTTGGTCTAAAGTTTGCCTGGAGAGTTGTTTGGGGAAACTCAATCCTCCCCCTAGCAAGAAACAAGATTGTCTCTCAGTTTATGTCTAGCGGATACGACTTCCTTGTCATGAT